TGCGGCCACGGTCTTACCGAGGAACGTGTTGCCGCTGGAGGTCTCAGTCGCCTGCTTGTTGGTGGCGTCCCAGTAGACCTTCTTGCCGGCGGCAATCGCCTTGCCGGTCCCCGTGGCCTTCGGGAAGTCGAAGACGCCGCCCACAGCGAGCGCCCCGAGCGTATTGGCCGCGATGGGCCGCCCCGCCACGCCTACCAGGTCCCCCTGGACCACCACATCACCCGCCGCCACGTCGGCCGAGGGGGTGTAGTCGACCGCGCCGCCTTCCTGCACGAAAGTTGCCGTTGCCATGTTCCACTCCTCCTATGCCACGTGCTTCCAGGTCTTGCCGTTGACGACGTGCCAGATTGCCTGCGGCGTGACGCCGAACTGTCTGGCCAGTTCCGCCAGGCTCATCGTCGGTCTGAGTTCACGAATCCGCCGCACGTCGTCGGCGGTGAGTTTTGCGCAGGTATTCCGTTCACCCCGCGCGTGGTCTCCGCGGTAGAGGCCGGTCTGCCACCCGTGCCGGATATTCTGCTGACAGGTGACATATTCAAGGTTGCCCACCGAGTTGTCCTGCTTGTCGCCCGACTTGTGGTTGATCTGGTATCCTTCAGGCCGCGGCCCAAGGAATGCCAAGGCCACCGCGCGGTGTACCTTCATCCTCTTGTGGCGACCGTCCGGCAGCGAAACCCCGAATTGCAGGTACCCTTTGCTGTCGCGATAGCACCTCAAGATGCGGCCCCGCTGCTTCCCGACACGGCTGGTCTGAATCGGCTCACTGCGTACGTGCCCAAGGTTGCTCACGCTGTAGAGCCCTTCAGCGCCCGGAATCGGCCGCCATTCCTCAACGGCTGCCGGCGCGTCATCCCGCCCAGGAAACAGCAGCATCTCGTTTGTCTGCTCCATCGCGGTCACCTCTACAGGAGGCTCAACTTTCGCCCTTCGCCTTGAGCCCGCCGCGCGGGTCCTGAAGAGCACAACCGAAGTCGTGGTATCCACGCATCTGGATTCCCAGGACGTTGAAGTCCGCCTCGGCCGTCTCGATGGTGGGCGACTCCTGGCCGTTGAGGAACGCGACCTCGATGACCGGCAGGTCCGCGGGGTCGGCCAGCAAGTACCACGCCTTCGCGCTGTTGCCCGTGTACTTCGTGTTCGAGAGGTACCGGCTGACCTCGGACCGGAACTTGCCCTGGTGCGGGTTGGCGATGGGGTACTTCGTGCTCGCGGTCGTGTCGCGGATTTCGACCGACTTGAAGAGCTGCGTGCCCATGGCCGACAGGGCCGTCGGCACAAGCATGATCGCCGGCATGATGCCAATGGGCTTGCCGTCCGAGTCCACCTGGTCCAGGAACGCGACCTCGGCCTTCGTCAGGCCGTCGATGGTCAGGGCCGTGTCGGCGCCCGTGAGGTAGTTCTTGTTGCCGGCGGTGAAGAACGACGAGTTGGCCATGAAGATTGTCCAGAACACGTCGTTGATCTTGAGGCCCGAGCCGCGGCCGAGTTTGCGCGGCACGAGGGTGATGGCCCCGAGGTCATCGTTGATCATGTCCCGCCGGTCGATGGAGAGGAGCAGGCCGAACGTGTCGGCCTTATTGGTGTAGGATTCCTCGCCCAGCGTCCCATGCTTCAGTTCCCCGCCCGGCGCGACCGGCTCGTAATGGTCCTTACCGTTCAGGCGGTAGGACGTGACGGTCTTGAAGTCGCTCACGTTCCGCACGGCGCAGATGTTCCGCCAGGTGCGCTCGACCGAGAAGAAGCCCTCGAGGAGAAACTTGTTGGCGACACCGGACAGGATGCCGCCGATGTCCACCGTGCTGAAGCCCGCCTGGATGTCCTTCCCGAAGGCGAACCGCAGCGCCTCGCGCGAGTCGCGGAAGTTGCGGCCGGTGTAGCCGTTCGCCCAGGCGGCCTCGAGCAGCAGTTCCTGGAGCCCGATGCCCCCGCGGAACCGGCGACTGGCCGCGTCGAGCGTCTTTTCGTCGTGGACCTTCTCCACATCCGCCAGGCGCGCCGTCAGCATGCAGGCCACTTCAAGGATCGTGCCGTTGACCGTCTGGTCCACGACATGGGCGGCCGGCGCCTTCGGCCGATCCGCCCGGAGGACCTCCAGTTCCGTGCGCGTAACGTCCCAGCCCTCGCGGAGGGCCTTGGCGGCGATGTCGGCATGGTCCGTGCCGCAGACCTTGCGCACGGCGGTGATCCGTTCCTCTTCGGCGGCGGCCCGTGCACGCATGTCGGCCACGGGGTCGATGGTCAGCGCGGCATCGACCGGCGTCGCGCCGGCCTTGGCCGCAGGAGCCGCCTGCGCCTCGATCTTGGCCGGGGCCGTGTCGGTCCCCGCCTGCGCGGGCGGGGTCTCCTTGCTCGCGGCGGGACTGCCTGCCGCGGCCGCCACGACTTCGCCCTGTTTCTCGCTCTTCGTGCCGTCCATGAGTTCCTTCTCCTTTACCGAGGCAGCCAGGCGGGCACTGGTTTGCCCGTCGGCCCCGAGGTCCACGAAGCTGATCTCACCGAGCGTCGCCCGGCGGACGACGTTCACTGGTCCCTGAAACTCCCGGCCGTTGACCGTGACGGTCTGGCCTTCCCGCACGAACTCGAACTGCTCGACCGACGCGCCAATCGAGGCCTGCCACGGAAAGCCGTTGCGGGCCGAAACAACGATTTCCCGCGCTGCCGCCGTGTCGCGCGAGACCACGCCGGCGGCCACGAGCCGGCCGTCATCCACGGCGATGCGGTCCGTGTGGCCGACACCGCTCGTGGCGTCATGGCCGAAGCGGACCGGCCGCGACTGCGACGGGATCGCCAGGCCCGCCAGGTCCACCACGACGGGGTAACGCCACTCGCCGATCTTCATGGGGCCGCCCGTGTAGGCGACCATCGTGAAGCGCGGCAGCGCCTGCTTGCCGCCGCCGGTATCTGCCGCGGCCACGTCAATCTGCATCTCGGCCACGAGGTCCAGCCTGCCCGCCGAAGCGTCGGCGAAGGCGGACGACTCAGGCGGCTTCGGATTGTCCTTGCTGGTCTCCACCGTGGTTCCCATCCTGCGTCTGCTGGCTGCCCTGCGGCGCGGCCTGCGCCATGGGAAGCCCCAGTTCCTTCATCAGCGCGACTTCCTTCGCCCGCTGCCGGAGTTCCGTTTCCCAATCCTTGCCGGCCCGCGCGTACTCGGCGGCCAGCGTGGTCGTGTGACTTGCGAGGCGCTGCGCCTGCGCGCTGGCCTCCTTCTGCGGGTCCACGTGCTCGCGGCCGTCCCAGAACCACTGGTGCGGCCAGTCCTCAAGCGGCGCAAGACCGAACACCTTGACCGCCTCGACCAGCCAGGCCGCCAGAATCCGGTCCAGGACCACGTCCTCCAGGTGCGACTGCTCCACGCGGATGCACTTGAAGTAGGTCTGGTGGTCCAGGCGGCCGGAGGCGTAGTTGTAGCCCGACGAGTCGCAGAGCGCGACGTTCTTGGGCATCGAGAATGGCCGGGCCGCCTCGGCGATGACGCCCGTGCAGAATTCCGAGAAGGTCGTCGTCGGCTGCTCGGCCTTGACCTGGGCGGGTTCCCAGCCCTCCGGCGTGAAGACCGCCATGTTGGGCTCCAGGTCCATTGTGGCCAGCGGTTCGACCTCGGCCGCCTCGCCGCCGGCGGGGGCGTTGGTCTTCATGAAGAGGGCGATGTTGGCCGCCGTCCGCGCCGCGTCCAGGACCGCCTGCCGATACTGCCTGAGTTGCGCGAAGAGGGGGAGCGACGGCGCCAGTTCCGGCACGCCCCGGCTCTGGCCGGGCCGGTCGGCGCGGAACCAGTGGACCATCGCATCGGCCGGCACGCGCTCGTAGTCCGTGCCCAGCGCGGCCATGCCGCTGCCGGGATGTGCCTTGAGGAGGTGATACTCCTTGGGGTTGCCGAACTCGTCGAAGACGATGCCGTCGACGGCGTTGGGGCCGGGCCTGCCCGCCGAAGCAGCACCGGCCGCGAAGGCGGGCGTCGTCACCTGGTCGGCCTCGATGAGGCGAAGGTCGAGTTTCACCGGGTGGGCGAGGTTCCCGTTCGAGAAGAGGAGCGCGAACGCCTCGCCGTCTGCGGCGCGGGCCATACGCATGGTGCGGAGTTTCTCGGCCAGCCGCACGGCGCGGGCCCACCGGGTGAACTCGCGCTCCACGATGCTGTTGACCTCGGCGTCGTCGGCGAGCATCTGGAGGCGCGGCCCCGTGCCGATGACATCGTTGGCGAGCGTCAGGATGATGCCCCGCGCGTAGCAGTTGTTGGCCACCTCGTAGCGAGCCCGGTTGCGGAGCGTCCGCCGGACGGCCGCCGATGCGGCGGCGTCGGCCGAGAGCGCGTCGGCGTTGGCCCAGTGGCGGCGGTTGTCAGGCGTGGTCTGAGCGGCGTCGAACTTGGCGCGGATGAAGTGCAGTGCATGGGCCGTGAAGGCCGCCGCCCGCCGCTTCGCACCGAGGTTCTTCAGCCAGCCGAACATGCTTCCCTTTCCACTCCGCACTCCGCGTTCGCTACACCGTCCCCGGCTGAATCATCTTCACGCGGACGAACGCCTTGGCGGGGTTACGCCGAAACGCGTCCTTGCCCGCCAGGTGCTTCTCCACGTCAACCATGTCCGGCAGCGGGTGCTGCTTCATCCCGCCCGCATCTCCGTGGGCCTCCGCCGGCCCAGCGGCGTTCTCACGGATTGCATCGCCAAGATCGTCGGCCATGTGAGGCCCCCGCTCGTTTGCTGGTAGCAGGCGCCGGAATCGAACCGGCATTCGTGCGGTTATGAGCCGCATCGAGGCGCCACGCCTCGCCGCCTGCGGACCCGACCGGGCCACGGCCAAAAGAGAAGGCCACGCGGGTACACGGCCCCGTGTGGCCTCTGTCTTCTGGACTCCGCGTCGGGGATCAGCCGCCGCGTCGTCGCCCGGTCAGTTGTCGCCTATCATGATCTCACAGACTCGGGGTCAGTCAAAACCTTCTCCGCGTTGAACTGAAAGATTCGTACACCGGTGTACGCTTCTGTAAGAGGGGGGGCGGCCCCGCACGCCTCGCAATGCTCTGGCCCCGGCCGGACCGACGGATGATCAGTCCGCCCGCCGCGCCCGTGGCTCAGTTGTCCTCTACCCGGTCTATCCGGTCCATACGGTTGCCCTCAACCCGGATGCCGGATTTTATTGGCAAGTCTCCCATTGTCCTGCTTACATAGAGCCGTTATGCCTCAAGGGTGACACCATGAAGGATACCGAGAACAAGAAAGTCGCCAGAAAGAAACGCAGACGCCAGCGCAGCGGCAAGGGAGCCCTCATTATTGAGTTTCGCAAAAGTAATGCAAGGGGAATGCCGATTTATGGTGCATGAGACCCTACGGCTCTGCAAAGACGTTGGAGCAGCGACGACGGCGGGC